TTAGATAAAATAAAATTAACCTTTCTTCTTGGACCGAAAGCTCGGATAAACGAACCCCCGCGTAAGGAAAATGGGATTGCAACTCTGTTCTATCTTCATCAGTTACTTCAACTGCTTCGTTTTCTAACAGGCTCATGTGCTAAATATAACTTATTAAAGTGTTATTTGTAAATTTTTTGTGGAAAATTTTTTTTGAAAAAATATAGTAGAAATCGCTCACGCATGGGATTCTACTATCACTACAGAAGCACTCCCCTCCCGAATCGGATCGGGGATAAGGAAATCCAAATCAAAGATTTGGAACCTTGTATTGAAAAAACCGCTCTGGCGCACGCGCCTACGAGCGCTTACATATCTCTATGTAGTTAGTAAAGAGGAGCTAGCTACTATCATCATTAACCATCCTCACTTAAGGAGTCCATCATGGATATCATTAAATTATTAGGTAACGGCGTCGGTAACATACTCAAAGCAGGGTATACAATCGGCAAGGGTACCGCTAACTCATTCACCGAAGGTGTAAAAGAATCTTTCAAAGATCCAGCTGATAACATAGTTGGCAACATGGAAGAAGATACATCTCTTGGTTATAAATCTGTCCAAGAAGAAGTCATGGAGGGAGCAAGAGATAACCCTCTAGACTATGAAGACGGAGAGTTAGATAAACCAATCGCTGAAAAATATCGTGAGCTTAAAAAAGCTAAAGCTGAATCTGAAGCTGAATTTAAAGCTCAACATCAGACAGTTCAAACTGAGTTTGATTTCGAACCAGGAGGACAGAGATGAACGGTAACATCAGACGTCTAGCATGTGGGGTAGCCTTAGCTACCTCACTCCTATTAGCAATAGAATTAATACTATCATCAGGTATGGTATCTTACATTGGTGGTGTCTACGCATTCACCTTTGGAGTGGTATTCGCTAGTTCAATAGCTTATTTCATTCATTTATCTAAAGAGGTATCATGAACAAGTTAAAGTATTTAATTCTCATTCCTCTCTATCCACTATTCCTAGTTGGATTAACATTTTCTTTCTTTGTCCATCAAGTCAGAAGACAGGCTTGGCTTAATAAATCTTAACTAACGGGGGTGTCCAGCCCCCTTCTTTTTTATTTAACTACTATCATCAGTGCCGAAGTGCTTCTGCATCTTCGTGCACTGCCTGCATTTATGGTTCCGTCTGTTCCACAGACATGTGCCGATGTGGAACCACATCGTGGAACCAATATTAAATGCATGGGAATGCGGTTTTGCGACTGCAAAGTTGCATTCTGGTTCCGCGGTTCCGCGTATTTCAGAACTATGTACTGAAATGAACCGTGGATCGTGGTTCTTGGTTTTAGGTTTAGAAGACCTAAAACTAGTGGAACCAGTGGAACCAAACCTTACAACCCTGACTGTTGTTGGGCTAATCGTGTTCCATTACTCGTGGAACCAAGTGGAACCATGTGGAACCAAATTTTCGTCGCTCGCGCCTCTCGGCGCTCGCTCACCGCCCTTTCGCAAGCGAATACGGGCGTTTCTATTGTTATATGATCTTGGTACGGGTGTATCGAGACTTAACCTTAACTTAAGGAGATATTATGAATCAATTATATTCATTATACATATTAAAATCTGGCGCTGATGGTAAAAACAGAAAGCGTGAGGTTGGCATAGCTACTACTAATAAAGATGGTAGCTTAACATTACACTTTGACGTTGCTGTTCCGCTAACTGCGGACAATGAGCAAGCTAAAGTGTTCATGAGGGTTATTGAGCCAAGAGCTCAGGCCCAGGCAAATGGGCAGTCAACTGAGAATGTTGAACCAGCTCAAGCTGTAGCAAGTTAATTGCTAACATAGTCTACCCCTGCTCTATCAGACCCGAGGGCAGGGCAAGACTTTAAAATTGCTGAGGTCTGTGGTTACTTCGAAGAACCAACGTAATAGCTCGGAGTGCTGGTAAGCAGAGATATCCCACGGCGAGAATGAAAAAGCTCGCCACCCCTTAAATATTATGAAAAAGAAAAAAATGACTATCGTAGAAAAACATGGCAGAAGTGGACCTTCCATCTCTGTTACATGGAAAGATGACGCTCTCTTAGAGAACTTGAAGAAGCTGTTAGGTCTAAAGACCAAACCAGCTGTAATACGATTTCTTGTAGAGAGATTTCGAAATGATTTAATTAATCTGACTAAATAGGAGGTTGTTATGTTGGAATTTATGCTTGGATTACTGCTCGGTGGCTTCCTAGGCTACGTAGTGGTTTCTTATAGTTTTTATCAACTCGCCGTAGATTCATCTTGGCGCGAGTGGATTGAATTAAGAGATGAAGCCAGGAAGACTAGGATACAACTCGAACTCGAGGAGTGAGTGGAGGTAGAAGGGAATTAGTAGACGCGTGCGTCGAACATTCCCTTTTTTTATGTTTATTAGCTAACACGTGCAACATTGCTTCACGTGGAACAATCCGTGCGTGTTGCTACTAGCCCCGCCTAAATCCGTGGCTGATGCTAAACCATCAGCCACCCCGCAGCGGTTACCCGTGCGGGTTTAGGCCGGCATCCGCAACAGCGCACCCCAGCTACAACTGCTTGCAATAGACCCCCTAAAGCTAGCGCCCTATCGCAAGCGATTACGGGCGATTCCATAATTTAGTGTATTTAATTAAGTCCATAAGGAGGTAAATATGGAACCAATACAAGTACCTGAAGAGGTATTAAATCAAGCTGAGGAAGCAGAAATGCGTTCGCGAGCTGAATACATGAATTCTGGTGAGTTTATAGAAAGATTTATCAGACGAATTAACGCTATAAGAGGAGGAAAACAACATGGCGAGAACTAGAAATGTGGATCATTTCGATCCATCAGACCAGGAAACAAAGGAATTGGTCACCCCAAACGAAACACCGGAATCAGCATTTATCCCTGATACTAATGCTGACCCCGAGGGTTCTGAAGTAAGAGATAAGCAATTGGCTATACATTTGCCTGACTTTTACTTTAGAAAATACACTTTAGATGATTTAGGTAATCCTACCTTTATTCAGTCTAGAGTGGATGGGGTTATGGCTGTCTTTGAAGATAAGAAAAATTCGATAATGACATTCAATAACCCAGACGATGAAGCAAGAAAGAAGGAAGAAGAATATTACCTTAAACAGTGCACTACGATAGCAGACGGCCTTATGCCTCTATTGGAAGTTGATCCACAGTCTACAGGTATTAACTTTTTGCAACTCACCACTAGAACGTGGGCAGAGTTCGCTTCTATTGCATATGAGTACAAGGAAGAAGCAAGCATGGCTAATCCAAACGATGATTTACCAACATGGTTGATCGAACGTGAAGATAAGATGTTTGGCCTTGGACGAAAAGCAAGAATGCTTTCCGCTGTAGTCGGACTTATTGGGCAGGACTTTGGACTGCGTGATTTAAGTCTTAATTCACAGCGTGTCAGAATCGAAATTGAGAGACGTCAACAACGTTTAGCTGAATGGAACTTTAAGAACCATGCAGATCAGTCGGTGAAGACAGCAAATACTTTAAACAGTGCAACACAAGAGCACACTAATAGTGTGTTTAGTAGCGCATAGTTTAAATAATCGGGGAGAGCTTTAGGGCTTTCCCCGCTTTTTATAGTCTAAATGGAGGAAAATTATGGCTAATGTAAAAGAATTTCAAATTAATCCACCTAACTTTCAGAAAGTACAACTGAAAGTCACAGGTTTAACACCGTTAATTCAGAATAAAATGAAGGAAACAGTGATACAAGAAATGGAAGATGTTCGTGCGGGTAAGAAGACGAAAGTCAATGCCCAGAGAACAGCTATCGACCCTAAAAAAGAATATATCAAGTCTGCTTATAAGCAAGACGATGGTTCTTTTGGTTTTCCAGCATCTGCCTTTAAACAATGTGCAGTGCGTGCCGGTAAAGCCCTGGGCTTAGCTATGACCGACGCAAGAACATTATTCTTCGTGTTACCAACTGCCCCTGACGGTGAGTGCGTGAGCATAAAGAGTAAGAAACCAGTCTTGCGTAAAGATCCAGTAAATGTAAAAACCGGAAAAGATCTAAGATTTAGACCGGAATTTAAAGACTGGAAAGCTGAATTATTAGTAAGTTATGACGCCGATAGAATTACTATTGAGCAAATAGCTAACTTACTTAACCATGGTGGTCAAACTGTTGGCGTAGGCGAATGGAGACCAGAAAAGAATGGTACGTTTGGTATGTTCCAAGTAGGAGCTAAATAATGCCACGCGGAAGAAAGCCAAAAGCTGATATCAGAGATGAACTGCTAAAAATTCGAAAGAAATATGGCAGTCTCTCTGCTTCCGCAGTCGTTACAGAGGCTAAAAAGAAACGACATCCGTTACATCCCTTTTTTAACTGGGATGATACAGACGCAGCCAAGAAGTGGCGTTTGCATCAGGCAAACATGCTTATTGTGCGTGCGAAAATAACCTTCACAACACATGAACAGCAAACTATTAAAGCTTTCATTAGTGTTGCAGATGAAGAGAATGGTAGAAATTTTGTTTACACTGCAGACGCAGTGCAAGACAAAGAACTTATGCTTCAACTATTCGATCAATTACATACACGTATTGAGAATATAGAAGCTCAACTAACTGCGTTAAGTTTACTTAAAGGTGCAACTGCTACTGCATTGAAAAATGCTAAAACACCTATTAAACGTAGAAAACAACAGCTACAACGCTTATTACCAGCAACTGGCTAAACACGGCAGTCAGCGTTGGGTTTGGGCGGTGCCGTATGGCGGCGTTTGGTCGCGTATGGTGAGGTTTATCAAGGCAGTTGAGGCGGCGAGAGGCGACTTTCGGTTGGGTGTGGAGAGGCGAGGAGCAGTATGGCAGTTGAGGCAGCGACAGGCAGTGTTGGGTATAGCGAGGTATGGTTTTTCAAGGCAGTTAAGGCATGGTTCGTTCGCGCATAGTACTGTTCGGTAGGTTTTGTCGAGGCAGTTTAGGCTCGTCACGGAGTGGCACGTCGATGTTTGGTGCGTTAAGGCAAGGCAACTAACTAAAGCTAGTATAAATTATATATTCCAAGGAGGTAATTATGGGATTAGATCAATATGCTGGATTTGCTAACGTAGCAGATCTAGAAACAAAAGATAATAAGGTTGTGCCGATCATCAATAATGATGACGAAGACAACCCTTATGTAACAGTTTACGATTGGCGTAAACACGCAAGGTTACAAGAGTTTATGGAAAAGCTCTGGCAAAGAAAAAACAATAAAGAAGATTTTAACTGTAAAAAAATGGATTTACAGAGAGAAGATATTTTAGAACTACAAAAACTTGTAGAAAATGACGACTTGCCTTTCTGTGGCGGTGGATTCTTTTGGGGACATCAGTTCCAAGAAGAATCTATGAGTGAGTATAAAGAACAAGACTTAAAGTTTTGTGAAGACGCACTCAAATGGTTAGCAGAAGGTAAAGAGGTTTGGTACGAGTGTTGGTGGTAAATTTAGGAGGTAATTATGAAAGATACTATAACTTGTGATATATCAGAGTTAAAGAATCACATTAAAGCTTGTATAGCAAGTGAAACGACACCGATGATTTGGGGCGCCCCAGGCGTAGGAAAATCTGAGGTTGTACAACAAGTAGCAGATGAGCAAGGAGTTGCTTTAATTGATTTCCGTGCAAATCTGTTTGATCCTGTGGATGTAAGAGGTATACCTTTTCTCCATCAGAAAGATATAGATTCGCCGAAACAGACAGGCTGGGCAGTCCCAGATGTATTTCCAAGAGTAGAAAGAGACGGGGACCGTGGTATCTTGTTCATAGATGAGATAACAACAGCCCCTACTGCAACACAGAACTCTTTCTTACAACTGTTAATAAAACCTTTTAAAATAGGTGATTATAAATTGCCTCCAGGTTGGAGAACAGTTTGTGCTGGTAACAGAATGACCGATGGAGCTGCTGTATATCAAATGCCTGCAACAGTTAAAGATAGAGTTATGCATTACACTTTAACCCCTACTTTAGACGCTTGGTGTAACTGGGCATTTAAATCTAATATCCATCCAGATATTATTAGTTTCATTAGATACAGACCTAATCTTTTATTAGACCTGAGAAAAGATGAAGCTAATCCATCCCCAAGAACTTGGGCGTTATTAAGCAAAACACTACCTAAGTTAACCCCTGATCTTATTATGTCGGGTGTAACTGCTGCTGTTGGTGAAGGTGCTGCCGGTGAGTTTATAACTTTTAGGCAGATTGCTAATAAGTTACCTAATTTAGATACACTTATAGCTAACCCTACTACTTATGTTAAGGACGACAATCCAGCATTATTATATGCTTTGTCAGTAGGTCTAGCATCTAGAGCAGACCAAAATACAATGGCAAATATCATGGAAATAGCTAAAAAGATACCAATAGAGTACCAGGTTGTGCTTGTTAAAGGTGCTTTAGCTAAAGATAGACAATTGTTACAGCATAATGATGTTGTTACTTGGTCGCAAAAGAACCAAAACGTAGTAATGTAACAAAGGAGGAATAATGAAAACAGTTAGATTATCACAAACGTTAAAACATGACATTTTACAAACTGCTGAAGAAAAGTTTCGAAATGTTAACCCAAGAAAATCATATCCAGAAAAAGGACTAGATGTGCTGGAAAGCCATGGAGTAACTCAAAAGATTGAAAAAACTAGAGCACAGTTTAAAGAGATTTGGGACATGGATATGCCTTTGAAAACCATTGATAAGATTAAGATTAAAGCAGAAGGCATAGAAACCATAGATGATGAAGGTCACCCCAGTGAACCAGAATCTAGAGCTTATACTCTTTCAATACCAGAAATGGAAGTGCCCTCTTTTATCTGTAGTGATTCTTATTATGATACAGCTTTAAAAGTTAAAGTAGAGCCAGATGATCTTGTATTTTCTGAGTGTTATCAAATAGAGGTCTACAATGAAAATCTTGAAAAACAGATGAGAAAACAGAGAATGGAATTAGATATTACTTTAGATAAATTTCCAACGTTAAATCAATTGCTTAAAGCTGCACCTTGGATATCTAAACTCGTGCCACCTGAAAGGATCCAAAAAATGCACGAAAAAGATGATCGCAAAAGAAAGCAGCAAGAACAGCAAGAAATAGCTGAAACTGAATTATCTAATCTAAAAAACACTGTCCTTTCTGATTCTTTATTAGGTGGTACTAGTAATGAATAAATATGAATTCTATAACGACACCATAATGTTTTGGAGAAGTGGGAGAATGATTGTCGAAGTCAGATCTATTGGTCACAAATGGGTATGGCTTCGACATAATCCACGTAAAAACTTTCGTAAAATCCCTAGAGCCCACTGGGATAGGATAACAAAAGGTAAACAATTTAAGGAGATAAAAAATGAATCCTGAGTTAGTTAAAGCACGTGCTGCATTAATAACAGACCAACCGTTCTTTGGTACCCTTATGCTTAAACTTAAGGTAAAAGAATGGGAAGATTCTACAGGAGCCACTGACGGTGTTAATCTATTTTATAACCTAAAATGGTTTCTAAAACTGCCGTACAATGCACGTCTAGGCTTTTTAGCCCATGAAATTATGCATATTGTTGGTTTACATCCTAGTAGAAGAGGAGAAAGACATCCTAGGAAATGGAATGTTGCTTGCGACTACGCTATTAATAATTATCTTATTAAACAAGGGTTTATATTGCCAGATGGCGGACTAGTTGACGATCAGTACGACGACATGAGTGCCGAAGAAATCTATGAACTACTACCGGAACCTCCTTCGGGCTGGGACTCAGTTAGTATGGATTTTGGTGGTTGTGGCGGCGTACTTGATCACCCTGGTTTAGATGGTACAGATGGTACCTTTAAAACAGTGGAATCTGAATTACGTACTGCAATTGCCCAATCAGCTGAAGCTGCAAAGATGAGTGGTAATTTACCTGGAGCTTTAAAAGACTTTATAGACCAGGCTCTTGAGCCTCAAGTTGATTGGAGAACCGTGCTTGCTAGATTTTTAACAGCTAATAATAAGAATGACTATAGCTGGCTTAAAGCAAATAGACGTTTTATAGGCAACGGATTATATCTACCATCTCTGTATAGCACTGGACTTGAAGAGATTGTAATTGCTGTAGATACCTCAGGATCTGTTTCCAATGAGGAATTAGAACAATTTACTGGAGAAACTTCTGCAATTTTAAGAGAGTTAAACCCTGAAAAAATACAATTTTTACAGTGTGATACAGAAGTATGTGCAACCGATGAGTACACTAAAGATAATTTACCTTTAGAAGTTACTTATGAAGGAAGAGGCGGAACCTGTTTCTATCCAGTAATTAATCATATCAACGAGCATTTTCCTAATATACGTGCATTAGTATATTTGACAGATTTAGGTGTAAGTTATAATGATTTCGGGGAAGCGCCTGATTATCCAGTACTATGGGTAAGCACACACCCCGCAGATCACTTAGAAGAAGGAGTACCATATGGAGAAGTCATCCAAATGCAAAAACATAGCTAAAGAGTATGCCCAATCTTTATTAGTTGGGACGTTTGTACTCTTTGTGCTATTCGGAATTGCCACAAGTGTGCAATTTTCATTAATTTTACTGGGTGTAGGTGTTGGCCTAGGCTCAATTTTATATTTACTATGGAGGTTAATATGACAACAACTGTAAATGCAATTACCACTTTACTGTGGATTTTAATCGAAGCCATACAATTTGGTTATATGGCGTATTTAATGTGGAGGGAGCGAAATGTTAATGGTAGGCATACTGTCCGCGCTAGGTCTGCTTTTGCTAGCGCTTAAAGCTGGTGGACGTAAAGCTATTGGACAAGATATTTTTGTAGATGTTCTTATAACAGTTACATTGATGATCTGTTTTTATGGAACTTTTAGCGGCATGGCTGCTGCTATGGTAGGAGGCCTGGTTGCTTCTGTTGTCTTATTTATTATGAAAAAGACAATGACTCATGAAAAACTAATTTTTCAAAATGATCCTATAAAAACACCTATAGCAAAAATTCCTAGACTAAAAGTAAAATGGAAGACTGTTAAACCAAACTGGCAGTAAAATGCTAAAATAAGGAGATAAACATGGGGAGGCTATTTGTGAAAGACGATACCGAACAATGGAAATATAATATCAATTGGTCTTGGGTAGCGAACCGAGATGACTGGTTCTATGCCGTCAATGACGAACGCAGAAGATACGATGAAAAAATTATGACTCAAGAACAAGCCTATGCAAAATTCGAAGAGTATTATCCAAAGGAGGACTTTGAGAATGGGAAGACTTAAAAGTGCAATGTTTGACGTTGGCTATTTTGCTATAGAAAACGGTATAACTGCAGCCCAGGAAGAGTTTCATATGTCCGAGGGTGATATAAAAGCTTGTGTGCTCTTTACTTGCGCCTTTCAAGGTGAAGAAGGAGCTACACAAGAAGATGAATGGGATCAATTTGTCCAACAAGGTAACTGGGAAGAGCCCAAGTTACATTAAAAGTTTGGCTCTCTTGACGAAAAGCCATCCAACTGAGGTAAGACGCGTCAAAACCAGTTACAACAACTGTGCCTACTGGCTAAATCGATGGAGATAGAGAGTCATTTGAACATGCCAAGGAGTGGCATTAGTATAGCCCAAGATTCGGTGTCCCGGCTTGGGCTATGCGTTTTTAGATTAGGATACGTATACCCACATCTCTAGTGTGCCAGTTGCAACGTCACCTGCTGGAGCTACTTCACAGATAATATCAATTGTATCATCTGAAGAGTATTCCACAGGAGCTACGTCAGCATCCATTTCGTCAGCTGTACCACCTTGTCCACATGTTGAAGCAGCGATATACTTATCAGTATCTCCGCCATCACCAACACCAAAGACTAGGCCAGTACCTGTATCGAGGTCACTAGATTTAATTTTTACGTCGTGGACTGTCTCACCTGCAAAAACATCAACCATTTTGTAGATGTCAGCAGCGTTAGGAGCCGCACTAACCGTAATTTTAGCGTATCTCACACCAACTGTTCCGCCAGGGAACGGCTTAAATGATTGATGTCCGCTTACTTGATCACTTGTAAAAGTTGCCATAGTAATTTCTCCAGTTTGTTATGTTACCCATAATTGGTGTAACATATTCCCTTATAAAGACATTTTTAAGAATGTCAAATTTAATTAAGGAGTAATTAAATGCCACCATCACATGTATACGTAAAGCGGAATCCAATTCATCCGTATACTTATAACAACCCAGACGATTTACCATATATTCAGTGGAAATTTGTACGTATATCTGTGGCTTATGGAATGTATACCAGTAAGCAAATAGGTTGGGAGCGAGCGAAACGAGAAGAATACGAGCAGTGGTGCAAACAAATGGAAGAACTTAAGGAGAAGAAATGAAAGAAGTAACAAGCAATGATGCGATTGAACTTATAAATGATCTTATACATCAATATTATAATGACCCTGCTTATATTGCAGCATGGGAAAGAGTTCAAGAACTAGCAAAAAAGGGCCAAGTTGCAGAGAAGTATGTAAAAGAATGGAGTAAAAATGCAAAAGATTTATCTTGATTTTGAAACTTACTATGACGTACAGCTTTCTTTGACAAAAATGTCTACAGTGCAATACGTAAATCACTCAGATTTTAAAGTGTGGGGCGTAGGAATAAAGGTAGAAGATAATGAAACCGAATGGTATAACGAGGAAGAAACCCCGGCCATTTTAGAGCAAATCGATTGGGATAATACAGCCCTGGTTTGCCATAATACATTATTTGACGCTTATATTCTTACACAATACTTCGGGTATAAACCAGCGTATTATTATGATACAGCGGCAATGAGTCGTGGTTTGTACCCGAACATGTCTGCAGCTCTAAAGAACTGTGTGAAACGTGAATTTCCTAACGATGAAACTATGCGTAAAGGAGAGGAACTTGTTAATGCTAAAGGCGTGCGAGATTTAGATCCTGAGCTTGACGCACAGATCGGTGGGTATTGTATCCAGGACGTGGACTTGACGTACGCATTATTCCAAAGATATATGACCAACTACCCGGACAAAGAGTTAGATCTCATCGATCTTACCGTACGAATGTTTGTTGAACCTAGATTAATGTTGGACCGTGGTCTATTGTCCGCTTATAAAGAAGAAATGGTAGCTCGAACACAAAAAGCTATCCAGGACTCCGGCATTACACGAGAAGTTTTAGCTTCACAAGTTAAGTTTAAAGAATATTTAGAATCTTTAGATATAGTTGTGCCTACTAAAAAGAGCCCTACTACTGGACAAATGATACCTGCTTTCGGTAAAAATGACCCGGGTTACCTTCAGATGTGTAACATGTATCCAGAACATAACAACATATGGGAAGCTAGAGAGTTTGTTAAGTCTCGTATAGAAGAAACCAGAGCTCAGCGATTTATAGACTCAACTAATCCTGACGGTACCTTTAGTGTCCCGCTGCGTTATTATGCGGCACACACAGGACGCTTCGGGGGTGCTGATAAAATTAACTTACAAAACCTCCCCCGGGGTTCAAAATTACGTACGGCACTTATGGCCCCTGAAGGACAGAAGTTATTTATTGCGGACTTATCTAATATTGAAGCTCGAATGCTTGCTTGGTTAGCTAAAGAAGCTGATTTACTTGACGCATTTGCTACAGGACGTGATGTGTACTGTGAATTTGCATCTCAGATATATGGTCGCACGATTACGAAAGAGAATAAATTAGAAAGATATGTCGGTAAAACAGCGATCCTGGGGCTGGGGTACGGCATGGGACATGTTAAGTTCCAAGCCACACTGAAGACAGGATCCCCATCGGTAGATGTGTCCGACAGCGTTGCACAAAATATTGTTATGCAATATAGAGGAATGTATCCAAACATACCATTACTCTGGTCAGGTATGAAAGACTGTTTATTTCAGATGATTAATCCTAGATCTATAGGAAATATGTATGGTCCATTAAAGATAAACTCTCGTGCCTTAGAATTACCTAATGGTATGGCTCTTAATTATCCTAATTTAAACTACGATAGAGGAGAGTTTATTTATTCAACTGAAAAAGCTTACATACGTACACATGGACCTCGAGTTACAGAGAATGTCGTACAAGCCTTAGCTAGGCTGGTTATAA